GCTCATTGTAAGTTACGTTATATTGTTTTGGTGTCCACACCGCTGTAAATGTCAAGCTGCCATTTATGGTCCAGGAACTTCCAGCGTTAACATTATAAAGCATATCTCCAGTAGCTGGGTTACGCCAGTAAACAAAGTCGTAATCATCTCTAGTTGGAGTTGGTGCAGTTATAGTCGCTCCCCATACCCCTGATGATGATGATGGAGACACGCTTCCGCCATTAGCATTCCAAGTAACAGTATAAGTTATTTGATCCCACTGAGCGTAAATAGTTACGCTGGAGTTTACGGTATAGTTTGTTCCTGGGTTTCCAAGAAAAGTACCGCCAGTTGCTGCTGTGTACCAGCCATTTAGGTTATACCCAGTTCTTGAGGTATTTGGTAACTGCACTACAGACCCAGCATTAACGGTAATGTCGTTAACTAGTGTTCCGCCCTGCTCATTGTAAGTTACGTTATATTGTTTTGGTGTCCACACCGCTGTAAATGTCAAGCTGCCATTTATGGTCCAGGAACTTCCAGCGTTAACATTATAAAGCATATCTCCAGTAGCTGGGTTACGCCAATAAACAAAGTCGTAATCAGTTCTAGTTGGAGTTGGTGCAGTTATAGTCGCTCCCCATACCCCTGATGATGATGATGGAGACACGCTTCCGCCATTAGCATTCCAAGTAACAGTATAAGTTATTTGATCCCACTGAGCGTAAATAGTTACGCTGGAGTTTACGGTATAGTTTGTTCCTGGGTTTCCAAGAAAAGTACCGCCAGTTGCTGCTGTGTACCAGCCATTTAGGTTATACCCAGTTCTTGAGGTATTTGGTAACTGCACTACAGACCCAGCATTAACGGTAATGTCGTTAACTAGTGTTCCGCCCTGCTCATTGTAAGTTACGTTATATTGTTTTGGTGTCCACACCGCTGTAAATGTCAAGCTGCCATTTATGGTCCAGGAACTTCCAGCGTTAACATTATAAAGCATATCTCCAGTAGCTGGGTTACGCCAGTAAACAAAGTCGTAATCATCTCTAGTTGGAGTTGGTGCAGTTATAGTCGCTCCCCATACCCCTGATGATGATGATGGAGACACGCTTCCGCCATTAGCATTCCAAGTAACAGTATAAGTTATTTGATCCCACTGAGCGTAAATAATAGCATCTTCATTGACTGTATAATTTGTTCCTGGGTTTCCAAGGAAAGTACCGCCAGTTGCTTCTGTGTACCAACCATTTAAATTATATCCAGTTCTTGAGGTATTTGGTAACTGTACTACAGACCCAGCAGTAACGGTAATGTCGTTAACTAGTGTTCCACCCTGCTCATTGTAAGTTATGGTATATTCTAATTCTGTAATTGGACCTACAGTATTTGTTGTGTATGCTGGATTGCTATCTACTCCATTATTAGCTATAACTGATCCACTTACTGAAGATGAAGTAAGATTTAAAAATGTATGATCGTAATATGTTTCAGATGTATATTCTGTTGCAGATGGATATATTGATAATACTGAACCTGCTGCATTATTTAATTCTATTTGGTATCTATACTGAGTTGGCTCATTAGTCCATGTTCCACTTGATAATCTATAAACAGAATTTCTTTTATTAGCAATTCCTGATTGTAATTCGAATGTTGGGTTTGTTATAATTTCTGGCTTATCAATTATAGTATTTAAAGATAAATATCCGTAAGATATTGTTGGCTCTGATTCATTTGCATATCCATCTTGACCAATAACTTCTAGCTCTATAAAATATGTATTATTTGGTTCTAGCAACGGATTGCTTAGTGTATATGTTGTTGTTCCAACTGGAACTGTTTGAGAAAGTATAAGAGTTTCTCCAGATTCATCATAAACATTTAAGCGCTGAGAAAAAATATCTAGCAAATCATTTACAGTATTACCAGTAGAAAGCGCTTCATATGACCAACTGAAGGTTGCACCGTCAGACGCTTCATCGTACAGAAAAAAATCAAATACGTAAAAATCAATTCTAGGCATAATTGCTTGAGTATCATGATAATTTGTAATTCCTGTCGGAGTAGTAGCATCAATTTTTGCTTTAAATTCATACCCAGCTCTAGTTTTTGTTTTACTTATAACTGGACGAGATGAGTCATTAGAGTTTGAAGGAAATCTATCTGATGCGTCTTCATCAAGATATTCAGTGTATGCTTTACTTGTATCATAAATTGTTGTCCAAGATCCGCCTGGAGCCTTTTCTTGAATTCTTATTCTAAACTCTAATGGTTCTTCTGTCCAAGCTCCTCTTGTTGCAAACATCTTTGATCCATTTATTGGTGCATCAATTGTTAAAAATGTATCTGGCCAAATAAAATACAATTCTGGATATGGATATGTTGATGTTGGTAATCCTGTGGAACCAAATATTCTTGTCCAAATTCCGCCACCCTCGTGCCTCCAGGCACTTTTTATCCTTAGCCAACCATCAATTACCCAAGGATTTGTACTTACTGCAGAATTTGCTGCATCACTTGAGCTTGCTTTTCTCCAAATACTTTGAATTTTTATCCAACCATTAACGTTGTGTGCTCCAGTATCTGTAGAGCTTGCCTTTCTCCACCAACTCATTATGCTTTCCTACTTAATATTATGTCTCCAACATCAAATGCGCCAGATCCCTGATCTCCGCCTGCAAATTCACTTCTATTAGTTCTTCCATCTGGATACTGATTGCCAGCATAAAAAAATGCACGTCCTAATGTAAGTTCGCCAGTATCTGCATCCTGTACTAATGTTTTATCTCCTGCAGTTCCGTCTCCATTTGCAACAGCATTTAAATAAATTTTAAACTTACTAATTGACAATCTAGATGGGTTTAAAGTTAATTGGCCACTAGAAGAATCATAGCTAAGCATACCATTTGCAAGTCTAAAACTTCCAGCATCTTTTTCGGTATTTCCTATTGTTGTATCTTTTCCTAATATATAATCGCTTGAAAAGCTAGATGCGGAGCCTAAAAATATATTAGAAGCAATTAAATCTGTTTGAACATTAAACGAATTTCCATCATATGTAAGTTTACCTCCAGCTAATCTAAAATTACCAGTAGAGGAAATATAATCTACATTACCAGGATTTCCGCTTCCGCTATCAGAATAAATAGTGTACCAAGTATCTGGATCCATAAAAAATACATTTGACCCAACGATATTTCCTCCAGCTATTGTACCTTGCAAACCGTCCAGTTTTACTTTAACATCGGAAAATGCGCTTGAAAATGATTGAAGGAATTTTCCATTAATTTTCCAACCATCTGTTATTGTTTTAGTTGTTGTGTCATACGTTCCAAAATATCCTTCTCTTGCTTCAATAGAACCTTTTATTGTTGCTTCATTGGCAGTCAATGCTCCAGAATATGTTACTGAAAAATTAGGACCTGGACTTCCAAGCCTGGACGTTCCTGCCCAAATCATTATGTCGTTTGCCTCTGGGTTATTTGGGGCATATAGTCCAACATTGCCTGATTTGTTTATTGAATTGTTGTCTATAGTCCAACCAGCAATCGTTCCTTTATTTGCAATAATTCCATTTACTGGATCTAATTGAACATATTTTTGATTTGAGCCTGTTATTTGAATTCCTGAAAATCCAATTGCGGGGTTCTTAATATCACCGCTTGTATATTTACCTATTTCTACCTTAGAACCTTCTCCTGTACTAATTAACATTTGGCCGTTATATGCTACGCCATTTATTGTTCCGCCTATTTCAACATTTCCAATAATTCCAGAAGCAGCTTTTATCTCTCCAGATAAATCTACTTCTTTTGCAATTATTTTTCCTTCAGTATCAATTGTAACATTGCTACCAATTTCTAATTCCCCGCCAAGAATTTTTATATTACGAGCTATTACGTTACCAGAATGTGTAACGGAAAACTTAGCATCATTATTTATGTCCTCAGAATATCCACCAGCAGCACCCGCACCAGCCCAGAAGGCATACGTTCCATTTGGAGAAAGTCCAGTATAAGTTTTTGTTGATGATGTTAAAACATTTTCAAATTTATTTTCTGATATTATCCAATTAGCAATTTTAGCTTTTTTAGTAATAAATGTAGCTGGAGCAAGTGAATTTTGACTATCCCATTTTCCAATAATTTGTGTTGTTGGACCTATTCCATTTTCATCATTATCATCATACAAAAATAATCCTCTTTTGTTTATAACCATTCTTGCTTGAGCTAATACTGGTTCGTCATTTGCATCCAAGGTTCCAGCAAATATAGAGCCATCTGTTTTTATTTTAACTGGATTTTCAATCAATGATAGTGCTCCGACATCTAGGATTTGAACTTCTTGTGGAGCAGACATGTTTGCATCTCCATCTTCACATGTCCATTTAGCTTTTACCCAAACAGAATTTCCAGCATTATCCTCGTCATAAATAATAACTGGACTAGATATTGATGAAGCAATTAACGTATACGTACCATTTTCTAAACTACTCTGATAAATATCAATGCCTGTAGCTTTTGAATGTAAATTAGAAGAAACAATATATCCGTTTGCAGTAGAAGAAACATTTATTGTTGTTAATATTCCATTTAATGGGTTTGGCCTTATGGCAGTTGCAAGATTAGCAATATTTACTTGGGTAGTATTTTCATTTCTATATATATCTAAATCTGTTACGTATCCTGAAGTAAATGAAGTTGGATTTGCACCAAAGCCATCTATTATTTCATTTCTTGTTATTTTTACAGAAGTAAGTGCATTTGCTATTGTAGAATTGACTGTCTTTTCAAAATATTCTGTTTCTGCATTATAGGTTAAATGTACCTTAACATAAGAAGGAAGTTTTTTAGAATCTGCTGGCATTGTAAACGAAACAATTAAATCTCTGTTTACATCCCAAGCAGCAGATGGATTTATGACTGGGTCTGGTGGAGTATTATCAAATTCTATAGTATCAAATGCTTTTCCTGTTTTAACGGAAGAATCTAAAGACAGACAATTACTATCTGATAAATGATTTAGTTTTACATAAACATCAGCAAATGTATCTAAGGTTATAGATGCTGGCCCAAATCCAGTGTATCTAAGTACCCAATTATATGGACTATTTGTTTCAGAAACATAAACTCTTGTTTCTCTGTATGTAGCCGCTTTTGTCAAATCGTCATTCCATGAAACTAAAATTCCATTATCTATAGATGTTACAGACCATTTGTTGTCAGCAATTGAGCCCGTACAAACTGGATCAACATATGTTGGAATAGTAAATAAACAATCATCTGAAGATCCGTCTCCATATATACTTGTTATTTTCCCAACAATTGTTCCTTGAAATGTTCCTCCAAAGTTTGCCATGTTATTTTGTTGAGATAGGGTATAAGAATAATTGTTGACATCAAATTTTACTGCAATAGGAACAAATACGTCTAGCCCATTAGCAGTTAAAGTAAGTTGAAATAATTTTATTCTGTTATCTCTGGTTACTCCATCTGTTAAAAATGGTTTTTCCCAAATAACTTTTAAATCTGCCGTATTCTGATCCCATGTAGCCTCGACATTTATTGGACATGTCCTTACTGGAGCTGGGGTTGTAAATTCAAAAAAGTCAGAATAAGGGCTATTGCCTTTAGCTTTATCAGAATAAACCCATGCAAATTGAACTGCATAATCTGTATTTGCATCAAGATCTGGAACTACAATATCCCAATAATCCCCATCTTGTTTTTGTGTAATACCTAAATCTGCATATGGCTCTGCCATGTTAATCTCCAAATGCTACATCTAGCTTAAACTCTATAAACATTTCTCTTCCGAAAACTTTTTCAATTTCGGAATTAAGAATAGACCTAGCTATTAACCCATAAGAAGGATCAAATGTATCTTCGTCGTTTATTCTTAATCCATCTAATGACACTGAGGCTTGACCTGAAGTTGGCACTATAACTACTCCAAGTGTATTTATATTTGCCCTATCGGGGTTTCCTACAGATTCCATGTTTGATAAATCTATACTTTCAATATGATTTCCTTGCGATACTTCATCAAAAGTAAATTGAAAATAATCATCTATAGAGCTATAAAATCTGATTTTTACAGAAGAAAGATTTGAATTGTTTACTCTGTACGATAAAGATAAGCTATCCCAATTGCTGTACCCAACTAAATCAAATCCACTTATTGTTGATTTATATTCTTTTGGACTTGTGCCGCTTGAAGTAAAAATTAAAGAACTATCCCCTACCCTATAGTTTGTTTGATCTATATCTGGAGTATCTTCCCAATCTAATGGCAATTCAAAATCTGATATAAACTTGCTGTCATAATTATTTTTAGAAGTTCTATTGCTTGGGTATATTCCTAATTCATTTATTTTACCAGACATGTTTGTTGGTAGTGTAGTAGAGAATATTGCAGTATACTTTGTTGGGGATACTGAAGTGTCTATGTCGATACCACCAAATTTAATTGGAAGCCTGTAAAATTCAAAACCCAATCTACTGTTTGAAACAGATAATGGATATTCTGAATTGTTTGCTATTCCAATAGCTAGGTCTTTATTTATAAAAGATACATTACCAGCAATAAAATCAGTTAAAAATCTTTTGCCAAATTTTGTTATCATGACCTACCTCCTTGTGTATCTGACAAAGTTAATGCTACATCAAATTTATCTATAGACTCTCCGCTAGAATTATAAACTCTAAACTTAGCCTTATATCTAGTAAGTCCAGAAACATCTTCGTAAGGTTCAAATCCAATTAAAGTTATATCTGTTAATGATGGTCTTTTGCCTTTAGGATCATCATCCCCGCCATCGCCTGGATTTCCTCCTCCGCCACTAGAACCTCTGCCAGCACCAGTAAAAGCCCCAGACCTTACAAATCCAGCCCCTAAAGGTTTAACTTTCCAGGGATCTGCTAGTTCGACCTCATCGGTTACGATTGGTCTTTTACCTGGAATTAAAGGATCTGTTGTCATATTTTTATTATACCATTTAGAAATCAAATTGCTCTACAGCTAATTGATGTACTGAAACCTTCCTGATATGAGTGATTTACATTAGTAATTATGTATTTGCCGTTATTTTTAGTCATTGACTGTAGGGGATAATTGATTGTTATAATGTCCCCAGGGGAAAGTAATGGGTTTCCAAAAATTTCCATTGTGATAAATCTTCCTTTATTTAAGGTAGTAGACTTAACCCAATCAGCTAACTTTTTAGCATCCGATTCAAATTGTATCCAGTTAGATTGAAAAATAATTGGCTCTTTATTATCAGATTCTGAAACATTTGAAATATCATAAGTATAATATTCTAACGGGCTAGATTTTTGTATAGAATCTCCTAATACATAAAAACTAGAGTAATTAGAATCGTCTAGCGGAATAAATGTAGATGTATTGTTTAATACATAAGCTTCTGCCGTAAATGGCTGAACTCTATAATCTAACATAGTTGCATATCTATTATTTGCAGTAGAAAACCTGATTGGTTTTCCTGGCCTATCATTATATCTAACTTTTGCCTTTTTTATTTCTCTTGCAACTGTTCCGAATTCAAATAAAGCTCCGTCAGACGATTTAGCAGTTTGACCTAAATTATATATTAAATTGCCATAAAGTAAAGACATTGTATCGTCTGCATATACTCCGTTATATATATAAGACATTTTACCCACTAAATCTTTATATTCTTTTTCTTCTATGTCTTTTGCATATGCATATTCAAAATAGACTATGCCTTGTCCACATAGTAATCCTAAATTTTTAGTAGGTGCATTTGGGACAATTTCATCATTACCGCTTTCAAACGTAATATCTTGTGCGGTTATTTTGTAGCCATTTATAAATACTGTAATAGTATTTTTGCCAGTTTCTTTTTTTAACAATATATCAACATTGTATGATTGTCCAGCATATATCCCAGCAAGTGTATTTAAATGATTTGTTTGGCTATCCTTTAATACCTTGACCTTGTAACTTGCACCAACTTTAAATCTTTTTACAATTATTACATCTTTTGCTAGCCCAGCGGCAACAGTAGATCTAATTATAACATGATAAGACTCTGTACCATTTGCGTTAGAAAAAAAAGATATTCCACCTATCTGAGCGGGACTTTCAAATTGACTATCAAAAAACATTTTTGTGCCAAAAGCAAAATATGACTTGCTTACATCTAAAGAATCAAAAGATTTTACAGCTATGTCAAATGTAGTTTTATTTTGATCTAGGTTACTCAGGCTTAAGAAAGACTTTTGTATAGAAGATGATGTTCTGTTTGCTGGTGGTTTATATGTTCCAGTTCCTGGTTTCTCGCTTAAATCAGCTGCAGTAGCAATATCAACTGTATATCTATTAAATTTATTAGCGTCATTTTCTCCTGATCCATTTATAAAAGATACAGGACTTGCTTCATGGGTTGACTTTTTTGTATTTAAAGCCTCTCTTTGTTTAATTTTATATCTGCCAGTAGGCTTGAAGTGTGCTGAATTAGAATCGTATATACTTGAATATCCTGCTTTTGATAAAGATCTATACTTATATATATCTGATTGTGATTTAATGTCTACTGGCACTGGAGCTCCGCCTTCTAATGGGGTATACTGATACTCTACTCCGTCGTATTCAATAATTTCATTATTTAATAAAACATAGCCATTAAAGTTATACAAGCATTGTTGATTTTGTGCAGTATCTATTGTAGTGTTATTTAACTTAAAATAAGTTGTATCATTCTCATCTAGTTTTTCTGCCAAAGTGCCCGCACCTAAGTAAGTTTCTTCTGACTGCCACAAAGGAGAAGACCCGCCATCATATTGTGACGTAAATGGAACTTGATATAAAATTTTAACTTCATTTGCTGATGCAATTTCTGTAGCAGATAAATTTACAATATTTGGCAATAAAGTTTTACTGCCTTCCACAACGCTCTCGCTTGTCAAATCCCAAACCGAATCTCTGGTGCCATATATGTAGTCTCTACTATAAAAATTTAAAACATTATTTTCATCCACAAAAGCATTCATTTGAATATCTCTACATAATTCTTGCAAACATTCCCATACAGTTTTTTCTTGATCAGACCACCAATATCTTACTGAAGTAATAGACTCATCTATTACTCTGCCATCCTCGTCTTTTTTAACATTTATTAAATAATTAGAAAACCCTACTGAATCTAGTAGCCTTTTAATTACTGAAGTTACAGGTGCATCTTCTACTAAAATTTCTGGTGCAAGAGTTTCTTGTAAAATTTTAGACGAATCTAATGCAACTATCTGTGCGGAACCAAATTCTTCTAGCTCCCATGAGTGTACGTAAAATGTACCTTGATATATTTTGTTGCTAACAGATCCATTCTTAATATTTACATAAGGATATATCATTGCATTTTTATATAAATATATCTTAGTGTTATCTATTTCTGTATTACGATTATACTGCAGTATGTTTTTAACATTTTGCTGATATTTATTAATTTTAATTTGTAAAGTATTTGCAGTCAAATTTCCTACTGGTAAAAGTGAACTTTCTGAATCACTTGTCTCTTTATTGATTTGAAAATTTTCAATATCATTATCTAATTCAATTATCCATCTAGGACTTAATTCAAGAACTCCTAAAAATTTACCAGTGTTTGAATTAACTGCAGAAAGAGATATCTTTTTAAATGACTGTGTTGTTGTATATGAAGAGGGTTCTGTTACAGACCATGTTGTTCCGTTATAATATATAACTGCTTCTCCATTATCATTTAAACTTGATCCAGTAACTGTTACTGTGGTATCGTCAGTTTTTGTTACTGTAATTGTCCATGAGGATGGGGTATCGTGTGAAGTTTCAAATCTAGCTATAATTTTATTAGACGGAATAAGTTTAGATGTAGTTTTTGCCTCATCACTAAAATATTCTATATCTATATTGATATCTTCATTTTTGGGGCCAACCCAATATTTATAATATGTTTCAGATCCTGGATAATATAATCTTGGTTTTGTTGACATATCAATTGACCTTGGTTTATCAAAAGAATTTGGCGGAGTATCTGTTTGTACACCAGGAGAGATTTCACTTGTGTATATATAATATTTAATACCTGGCATTAATGGTCTAAATGGTTTGTATATTGTATCTATTGGAAATAATTTTTTAAATGCGCCAGATAAAGCGTGATCTGTTCCTGAAGATGTCGCTTTAATATATTCAATCATTGTATTTAAATTATATTCAATACGTGCACCCGCTGAAGTTGATATCGTATTATTATATTTTAGTATATCTTTAACTGTACTGCTAGCAGAAATCATACCTGCTCCAGGCTTAATTTAACATTCCAAAATGGCTGTATTCCTCTTTTAACAACGCTAAACTCGCAAGATGTAAATACTACAGTGTATGTATTAGCAGAGGATTCCCAAAAACTAGTATCTTCCATATTTGCTGGACTGTGTGAAGTATTTATTTTAATTCTAAATGCTCCCCTGCCAGCTTCGCTCTCGTAAAATGTTTTTATGTCTTCTGCTGCCCATCCTCCATCTACAGTCTCATTTCTGTAAGATGGTAACATTGTCCAAGACAGATCCCATTGCTGTTTATCTGCGACAACATATTTTCTTAAAAGACCATTGGCCATTCTTTGAGATTGTTCTACTCTTAATGTTCTATTGCTAAACTCTCCACGATTATGCTCTGTAACTCTTCTAAACTTTAATAAATTTTTATTTCCTTCTGTTAAATTATTTCTTAGTGCTACTGCTTGTAAATAATTTTGCCCGCCAGCTGCGGTGGTAGAGGTAGCATTTGGATATGTAAAACCTGTAGATCCAATAGTCATACATAGTGGATCAATTGCTTCAATATAAAGTATTGAACCTTTTGGTAAATTTGTATATGACATTATCCTCTACCTACTCCAAGAGAAATTTCTCTTAATTGCATTTCTTTTCTAATTGCCTTTGCTACATCATTTGCATCAAGGTTTGTTCCGTTTAATTCTACATTTATATTATACAATGCATTTCCATAGTTTCTTCTATTTGGAGTAACCATACCGCCACCAGCGTACTTTACTGGGCCGCCCATATTATATCTAGGCATAGAAACTTTGCCTCCGAAATTATATTTTGGAGTTAATATGTAGCCATTTCCTTGTACATAGCTACCTACTGTATATCTTTTACCATCTTGTCCTTCAATAACTTGACCAAACTTGATTCCCTTTTTCTTAATATCACTTTCATTTGCATATGATTTAGAATATGTAACTCCTCCATATGTGTAACTTGAACTCGTAACTTTTAATTTAGCTACAGGAGCGTTATCTGCCTTATCTCCCTTAATTGCAGCAACAACATCAGATAATTTTTTACCGCCAGCAATGCCAGTTACTATTAAATTAGCCTGTTGATTTACTATTGCTAAATCTTTATTTAGTTGAGTATTAAGTTGTCCTTGGCCTGACATATAATTAAGATCTGAAAGATGTGATGGTTGACCCTTAACTGTAGTAGTTGGAGTAAAGTTTTTAGCTGCAGCTCCATTTGCAGTAAATGCCCAATCAAATGCTGATCTTATTTCTTTTCCTAAAGCTGTTTGCTTTAGGCCAGCCTTCTGCAAATCTGCTATAAATGTATTTATAGCTTGTTGATTTTTCTGTAATCCCTCATAATTATCTGCAGATATAGTTGATCTTTCTCTTAGTAAAGCCTGATAATCATCAGAATATTTTTGAAGCGCAGCTGCAGTTTCAGCAGCATTTGCAGCACTATATTGTGCATCTTGGAAATTTTGTGTTTGTTTATTTTGAGATGTCTGAATGCCTTCTATTTGTGTTTGTATAGGCTTCTTTTTCTTTTCAGCAGCGTCAGTTATTGCTTGCTCTGCAAGCGCAGCTTGACGATCTTTTGTTAATTGTTGAATATCTAATTGTGCTTTTGCTGCTGAAGCGCTGTCTCCACGAGCTAATGCATCCTGATATTCTAACTGTAATTTTTGAAGTTGCAGTTGATAATTTTCTTTTTCTTGTGTTGCTCTTAATGCTTTTAATTTTGCATCTGCTTCATCTTCAATTAATTTAATTTTTTTATTTAATAAATCAATTTCTTTTTGAGCATTTCTTTGTGATATTTGAGCTGCTCTTTGTGCCTTAGCTCCAACAGCATCTTGTATTTTTTGTAATCTAGATAATGCTGAACCAATTTTTCCAAATGTGCTATCTGTTCCTCCAGCTTTTTCTAACTTAGTTACAGCGCTATCAAATGCTGAATTCCAAGCAACTAAGGCTGTGGCTGTTTCTGAACTCATATCTTTTAGTTCAAAATTTGTATTTTGTACATATAGTTGCCATTTAGCAATAGATCCACCTATTGTATCTGTAGCATTTAAAATACCTTGCAATTCTTTTGGTAGAGCTCCAAAAGCTTTTACACCTATCTCTGTATTAAATCCAGACATGCTGGACATTTCTTTCATAACTGTATTTAATGCCATAGCTTCGTCTATTACTTCACCTTCAGCATTTTTTGTTCCAATTAAAGATTTTACTGCACTATCGGCATTATTCATTAAATAAGTAAATCCTTCAGTCATTTTAATTCCGAACTGATCTCCAGGATTATTTATTTCATCTCTTAGTTGTTTAAATAATTGTCTTGCAGCACTTGCTCTATCTGTCATATCTCTAAATCCACTATTTGAGAAAACTCTAAATGCTTTATCTGCATGGTTAGACGCAGCAACCATGCCAAGAATTGCTTTATTTGTTTCTTCAACAGATTTACCAGCACCTAACATTTGAGCTTTAATATTAAGCATTAAAGGAACAAAGTTTGAATCGTCCGCTCTATTCATAGTTTCAATTAATTCGCCAAATTGTTTTTTAGCACTTTCTGTTAATTGAGCCATTTCTTCTGGTTTCATCATTAAACCAGGAACACCTGTCATTCCACTAAATCTACTTGCATTTGCTGCCGCATTTGCTGCATTAATCGCTTTCATTTTTTCTGACAAATCTATGTATTGTATTCCTAATTGTTCAGCAGCCTTTTTAGTCATACCAAATCTATTTGTAGCATCCTGATTCCAGTTATCCATTAACTTTCTAACAGCAATAATTGCAACAGTTGCTGCTGTTAATGCGCCAGAAAATGCTAAGAATTTTGCAGGGCTAAGGAATTTAAATAATAAAGATGCATTTCTAGCCTCTGCCATCCCAGTTCCAGCTTTAGATGCCGCCCTCATTGCCATTAAGTTATTAATACCCTTAACTGCTGGACCCATCATGAATGGTAATGTTGATCCTGCTACCATAGCAACCATTCCTGCTGTTTGTGGATTCATTCCTAAATATCTCTTTGATGGGTCTTGCTGCATTAATGCCATTCCGCCAACCTGACTGCCCATCATTAATCCCATTTGAGTTCCCATTCCCATTTGGAAATTTTTTCTATAACCCAATTCAGCAGCCTGTGCTCTTGTTATTGACTTAAATGATCCTTCAGCAGTACCTTCTCCTGGAACAAACTGCATATATTCATTTTTACGAAGACCATATATTCCAGCAGCTTTTCTTTGATAAATTCCACGATCTTGATCTACAATTTTCCAAGAAGAAGCATATCTTCCAGCTTGACGCATTGCATCTTTACCAATTCCTTGTTGACCCAATAATCTTGCAAGTCTTGACTGCTGGAATCCTGTGCCTAGATATTTACCTTCTGAATCATAATTAGACATAAGAGAAATTGTTTCATATGCTTTAGTTCCAGTTAAGTTCCCAAAAGCTGGCAATGGTCTTCCCATTGGATCTAAAAAGTTTCTACCTGCTAATGCTGCTGCAGCCGCATTAAATCTATTACTATATGTTGGAATAGTAGCAACTTCTCTTCCATAAATTTTACCTTTTCCAGGAACATGTACTAATTCTCTGCTTCCAGATAATTTAGGGGGCTGGACCATAACCTTTGTCTGGTATAAAATTGCATGCTTTAATGCATTAAGTGGTTTTTCTAATTTTTCTGCTATCTTGTCTAATGCTGATATTCCTCTTGGAAACATATTTCCAATTTTTAATGCATTTACCATTTCCAAAGATCCTGGATTCCATGACGAGACTAATGCATTACCTCTAACTACGCCACCCTTTTCGCTAAATCCTTGGTAAGGAACCTTATCTACTGACATTGGTGCAAATGTTTCTATTCCCTTACGAGCAAAAGGATTACCAATTGCTAGCATTTCGTGATATAGTTTTGTTCCTAATAATGGAATTGATCTTGGAACAGTTCTTATTTGTCCAGTAGGATCAAACGTAGAATAGTGAGGGGAAGGTTTTACTACAGATGTAGATTCTCTATCTATTAAAAGATTTTGTCTAGCTTGTTCTCTAACAAGTTTTGCCTCATCCCTTGCCTTTATCTGATCAGCTCTTACTTGTGGATTTCCAGATCTTACTCCACGGTTACTCTTGCCATAAGCAGTTCTACCTGGAACAACAATTCCACCACCCATATTAAATCCTGGTCTAGACCATGGTGTTGATATTCCTGTTCCGTCGATTCCTAAAACTTTACCAACACTATATCCTTGAGGAATTCCAAGTCTTGATTGTGCTGTTATGAAATCATTTTGGAAGTTTCCAGTATTTGGAATTGTTACCTGTTTTGTACCAGACCAACCTCTTCCAGACATTTCAAATGTCCATGTATCAAATTTACCTTTCCTTGATGGATCATTGTATGATTTTAATATATTTGCTACAGTTAGGTCTCTTCCAAGTAATGGAGTTTTTGATAGTCTACCTGCCATGAACTCTTGTCTTCTGGCAATCATTTGAGAAACTCCGCCACCAAAACTAAATCTAGGAACTCTTCTTCCTACCATTCCGCCTCTGTTATATTTTGGAGCAGAATGTAAAGAATGATAATTACCCCAATTAACTTTCATTCCATCGTCAAATCTTTGTAATAACGCTAAATACGGACCTCTATCTGATTCAGGTATTGATTCTATAAACTTTAATAATTTTGGACGCATTGATTTCATAGCAGATTTCATTTTTGCATCATACTGTCTAGGTGTCATTTTCTTTGCTACTGAAGATGTATTATGTGCAAAATCTTTTCTAGCTCCTCCACGTACTCCAAGTAAATTAATTAATGCCTGTTGTTCCATAGAATGCATATTTGTAGCATATGCATTATTCATAGAAGCTCTAGAAAATACACCTGCTGGACCAACGTCTGCTAATACATTTCCAAATACATTTGTTTTTGATAAATCCTTATTGCCCATAACTAAAGAAGCAATTGTTTGTCTTATCATTTGATCTTGAGTAAATTTAGTGCCGCCCGCCGAAAATATAGGATTGAATGGAGATTCAAGTCCAAGCAATTTAGACTTACCTGTTGGATCTAACGGATTTCTAATTGTTCTAATTGTTTGTATTGGAGAATCTAATCCAAATACTTCTCTCGCCATTCTAGTTCCATACATTTCCGCCTTAGCAGATATCTCATTTGGAACCCCTTTAAAGAATACTAAGTCTCCATTTTCATTTTTATATAATCCAGAAACTCCAGGAATTGGGAAACTCTTACCCGAGCTTGGGGCTATTTGATGACTATATCCAGCAACTGGCATTTTAGCAAAGCTTCCTAGCGCTTCTTTGCTAGACATTTGTTTTGCTTGTTTTAAAATATTTAGCATACTGCTAGCATTAATTAAACCTATTGGATTACCGTAATATCTTTTTCCTCTTCCAATTGGACCGCCATAATTTGCAGCCATAGCTGGGAATAATGTTCTTACGTTTCTAGCACCACCAATACCTTGCAAATATTTTTTACCAGGCTGCACTATTTGTCTAAATATTTGTGGAAGCGATGTTATGCCCATAGATTGCATAGCAATTAAATCTTGCATGCTAAACCCAAGATTTTTCATCAAAGACTTATTGTATATGTCTAACCCTCTATCTGATTTAATTAATTGATCTGGATATAAACTAAATCCTCTTAAGCTTTCTGGAACTTCATTTCTACGGAACTGAAGAGTTCTACTTAATTGATTTGAGGCTTGATTAATATCATATTCTCCCCACATTGCCTGTCCATAATTCCCTCTAGCTCTATAATTCCATGTTGCTTGCGGAAGAGTATGCTCAGTGACCATTCGTTGACCAAGTCCTGCTAAATTAATATTTCCTTTTTTATCTAGAATGCCTAGAGATTTAAATATTCTTTGAACATGGGCTTTGCCGCCTAAAGAATCTGCATTATCTAATAAAAACTTAATAGTTTTTTCATTTGGTAAAACTGCTGGAGTTCTTGGGGATATAACTCCTAGTCTGCCTTGTAATTCTTTATCTAATAATTTAAATTGAGCTTCCCTATTTTGTTTCCACAATTTATTATTTATTGATCCAGTATATGGGCCAGATGTGTATAGTGATGCTTTTGCCGCATCATCAAAATCTTTAGTTGCACGTGCAAGTGCCAAATCTCTTGGCAAGCCTCTTTCTGATAGTATCGTGGCATCATGCATAATAGATCTAGCTCTATATTCTGCTCCCCAACCTAATTGTCCAGTTGCTGAATTTATGCCACCAGAAGCGGTTCTTGCTCCAACATATCTTCTATTTATCATATTTAATCTAGAAAATGCTGACCAGAATGGCATGCCATAAGTTTTAGTATTTCTCATAATCTGTCCGCCAAAATTATATCCATTGTTAGCTGCATCTACTGCTTCATATAAGCCTGGAATTTTATGAATATTTGGTCCAAATACTGTTTCTTTTGGAGTTAATGCTGCTGTTATTTCTCCACCATCATTATATGTAAGTGGTGCCATTGCAACCAAATCTCTATTTGATGGATTTAAAGATGCTGATTGATTTAATACATACCCTCCGAGTGGCACCGATCCTAGTCTATCGTCATAGCCAATAGAAGAAGGCCCTGAGACTTGTGTTTTATTTGGCCCAAATGATTCTATTTCTCCGTAGTTAGGTCTAGAAAATACAATATCTCCGCCTTGTTTAAATCTTGGTATTCTAGTTGTATGTATACTATATGGAGCGCCGAATGTTCTAATGCCACGAAGTCTACCAAATTCTTCCATGACAGCCTTATTGTTTTCTTTTTTGTATAAATCTCTTAATGTAAATTGGCCGCTAGCATCAACAACTGGTTGATTCATTAATGGAGCTTTATAAAAATCAATTGTTCTTCCACGTGCTCCTGCATACATGCTAATTTCAGACATTAACGATTGTTCTAATTGTGCATTAACCGCTAATATTTGTGCCTTAGCAGTATCAACTGTTATTTTACCTGCACGTAACTCAGCAACAATTGCAGCTGATTGAGTTGCAGCATTTTGACTTAATCTAGATGTTATTGGCAATATATCATCAAAAGTATCTAGCAACTGAGAACTGACTGTTCCACCTAAAGCAATTGTTTTCTTTAATGCTGCGACTTCTGCTTCTGTTTGCATACCTAGCGTAGCCATTAATGCATGGAATCTAGCAGCTTCAGAAGCAACTATACCAGTAGATACGCCTTTTATTGCAGTAACTCCTGGAACATGTGGAAGAGCATCGTCCATATATATTTGCATATTTCTTCCAATTGCCTGATTAACTGGAGTTGCGCCTGGAACTCCTCCAAATATTGAAGCAGGTCTTGCTGGATCTCTTGGAATAATGTGAGACATAGATCTTGTATCTTTTGCACCAGCATAAACATTTGTTGGATCTACTGTACGTCTACCCATAATAGGATTGCCCATGGGTGTTGTTACTGTTGGATTTAATGGGATAACTCCACCAACCATGGCTTGCTGTAATGTTCTATAATCTGTTACTAATTTCGTTAATGCCCCGTGTAATACTTCTGCTGCAGCTGCATCTGAGTAAAAAGACTTTTCTACCATTTGTGCTGCTTTTTCTGCAGCTATCATTTCTGGTGTAAGCATCTTCCAGCCACGCATTCCCATGAAGAAAGATCTTAATGAAACTATTCCTTTAGTTATATATCCAAAGAAGTTGGCTAAAACACCAGTCAACATAATTATAGGACCAATTACTGCAGTAAATCCTCCAAGATAAGTCACTGCCTTTTTAATTGGATCTGGTAAATTATTAAAAAAGTCTAATACCTTTGTAAATGCATTAATAAATTTAGTTGCTACGCCTAAAAATTCTTCACCAACATCTGCAAGACTTGCTCTTAATCCTTCAATAGCTCTTCTATACTTACCAGATGCTGACTCCGTTACTAAACTTAATTCTCGACCCGCTACATCTGCTAATTGAGAAGCACTAGCATTCATTAAATTCATAACCTGTAAAGTTTGACTTCCTTCTTTACCTAGGTTATTGAATAGTGCAGCCATTCTAGCAAATTGGAATTTACCAAACATTTGCTCTAGCGCTCTTGCTTTACTTAATGGATCTAAGCCATCTAAAGCCTTTTGCAAATCCATAATCATTGCAGTAGTGTCTCCAGTATTTCTCTGAACCATACCCATAATATCAATACCAAAATCTGACATTACTCCGATTGTTTGCTTTGTTGGATTAATCATAGATGCTAAACCAGACTTTAATGCGTTTGCTGCTTCTGAAGCATTAACTCCACCTTCACGCATTGCAGTTAAATAAAGAGCAAGATCTTCTACACTTCCGCCTAATTGTTTAATAACAGTACCAGCTTTTGGAATTGCTTCTACAAGGTCATTTAGTGTTGTTGATGTTTGGTTTTCTACTGCGTTTAAAAAGTTAATTGATTCTGTTAATTCTTGAGTATTTGATTTAAAGGCTGTTTGTATAGCTAACGTAGCCTTCATGGCTTCAGCTCTATCAACTTCACCCAAAACAGCAAGCCTTGTTGTTTCCTTTAATGAGCTTAAAAGCTGATTTCCTTGCTGTCCTGTTGCTGCAATATCAGCAGCTAATCCAATTGTTTCTTTAAAAGATACACCCATAGCAGAAGACAATTCTTTTGCTGTTTTTGTTACATCTTGTCTAATTTTTTGTAAATCTGTAGAAGCTGTTCCAGATATATCTCCATACACCTTAACTAATCTTGTTAATTCTTGATCTGCTTCTCTAAATGCTTTTGCTGCTGCCGATCCAAACATAGCCATAGGAACGGTTAGGCCTACTGTTAGCTGACGACCTGCCCATTGAGTATTTTTACCCCAGTTAATTAATGCTGTAGATCCTTGAGCTAAAGCTCTATTCATAATCATGGTTTCCATGTTAGCTAGCTGCATCTTGCTCTTTACAGCGTCTAGCCCTCTTGGAATCATTACATTGTATTGCATTAAACCTTGAGCATTTCTACCCAAAGGTTGTAGAATAGAATTTTGTAACATGACTTGCTCTTTAGCAAGTTCTCTCATCATACCGCCAGTAGTAGAAAGATGAGTTCTAAATGTTTGGAAATAGTCTCTAAGCTTTAATCTTCCTGCATCTAAATTTTTACCAAATTTATCTACATCTGATTGTAAGTTGACGAAATGACTTGAATACATTCCGCTTTTAGTAAGTGTGTCTCTAAAAGCATTTTGTGCAACTTTAGTAGAAGCTGCTATAGATTTATTTGATGTAAGTAATTCTCTTTGTAATTGTTGTAAACTTGCTGTAGCCCTGTGTACTTCAGACACAAGGCTTGACAAGTCAGCTTTGGCGACTATACTCGTTACAATTTGTTCGTCAGCCATTAATTACTCCTCGAATAGCCAAGACCCATTCCGATTCCGAATCCAGCATCGCTGGCAAAAGATCCTTGTAGTGAAACTACGTCATCTGCAGATGCAGTAATTCCAAGTGCCTTTCTTTTTACATCGTCGAAAGTCTTGCTTTCTGTTTTTGCTTCATCATCTAATTGTATTCCTTTTAGAGATGCTGCAAATTTTCGCTGGTTATGCTCTTTATCGTTCATTGCTTCCAATGTTCTTATGAGCTCAGGCATTGATAAATTTTCTTCTAACTCTTCGTAATTCTTCCAATGCCCAAGAAGAAATACTTGTCCTTCTAATGCGGCTAAGTCTAGTTCTGACCAGCTAGAACCGCTGCCGCTATCAGGTTTGGGTCGTCCATCTTAATTCCACCACAAACTTCTAGAATGCGATTAATAGTAGGAACGTCTAAAGCGTCTTCAAGCTTATCTCTATCTGAAACAAGATCTGGTAATTGAGTTTCAAGTGCAACTGCACATGCATCAATCAGAATGCTAAGTGTAACATTTTCATCTGTTGAATCTTGTGTCTTTTTTACAACTTCCATGAATTTACGGAGTTGCTTGATTGATAATGGTTTAAGTTTAGCCTTATCACCATTTTGTAATTCAATCTCTTCTACGTCGTATACTTTTGTAGCCAATTTATCCTCCTTAAGGATGTCTCAATTATTATAACATAAGGATATTAAGACTACAAATAAGAAACCCCCCATTTCTGGGGGGCACTTATTATTTAATAATTAAATTTAATTATTAAGCCCAAGCACGGTCAATAATCAAACCATATTCTTGTCCAACTTTTGAAGCATCTGGAAGAAGACGGAATGTTACTGGGAATGTTGTTGGTGTAGTACGAGCCAAAGAGAACTGTGACTGTTGTACTGAAAGAACACGACGTGCATAATATACACGCTCTGTATTTGGAGAAGCTGTTGTTGGAGCTTGTCCAACTGCAATGAGCTGACGCTCTGTTGGAGCTTCACCGAGTGCTCCACCCGCAAGGGCGAGAACATCATTTCCATTTTGTGTTCCTGAAGATGGTGATGTTAAAGTATCTGATCCCTGTCCAAATACAACTAGAACGTTTTCTAGTGTACCTTCAGACATTTCTGTTGCGATCATAACCTCCATCGCAGACTTGAACAGCTTAGCTGTGTCAAGTAGCTGATCGACGGTTACAGAATCATATGTTGGGTTATAAGTGATCTGAAGACCATTGTTTGTAAAACCAACGTTTCTGTAATAAAATGCACCAGAAGTTACACCATTTAGTGTTTCAACATAAGACTTGCTTGTTTCATAAGCAGCCGCATCTGTTGAACCTGGTTCAGCATTTTCCTTGTATGCAGATCCCTCTGTAATATCAATGTTTGAAATAAACAAAGGAGATGCACCAACGAGAATATTTTTAGCATTACCTGCTGATTGTGCCATGAAGTTAACCTCCTATTTCATGAAATAAATATATATATATTGTGGCTGGCTAGGCCCTTTCCTCTATGACTAATTTTAGAGTATAATACAGCCTAAAGCAAACTAGGCAAATCTTCCGTTATTGTCTGTAATCCTTGAATATTTTACCTCAAGAATTACGTCTGCTGCAAGAAATCCCTGTATTTCCTCGGAAGGTGCTGTAGGGGAGATGTCAGCTATAAATATGCTATGAAATTTAAACTTATCTGATATGCCAGACCACCTATTTATATCCCTTGCCGATTGGTCTGTTCGCCTAAATTCATCTGTCATCATATTTCTGATCTCTACAATATCTGAAATTTCCGTTGCATATATAGTAAATAGAATTTGTTCACAGCATATTAACCAATTGTCTTCATAAGATAAACCTATTTTATCATAAACTATATGCTTCTTCCCGCTCAAAAATTGATTCATTTCTGGAGCCTGTTGAACTGGAATAATAGGAATTAAGGCTTCTTTTAAATTATCAGCATAATAATCATTGGCATCAAAGATGCTATTAGATTTTAATTTAGTCCACAAATACTTTCTTAATTCAAACATTGCATCTAGCTTATAGTTAGCCATTAGATACCCCCGCAAAAGCCTTCAGAAGGGCCGCATCGGCCTCAGAAGCAATACTGTTAGGTGAAAACCTATAGTGGACTTTCTTAATTTGTACGGGCACATCAAGGGCTCTACTCATACTAGAATTAAATAAGTTTTGAAATCCAGACTTCTTAATTGATAAATTTACTAATTGTCCTGTAAAAAAATGCTTATATGCAAATAGAAATGAATTCTTTGTGGCAACTCCGCCTGGCTTTGTAACAGTAACTGATTGTCCTTTTGGCATAAATACAGTATATCCATTTATATCAAAAACTAATCTTTCTGCAAATCTTGGAGTAATTACAACAGTTTTTCCTTCTTCCATAATGGAAGCTTTTTTAACAAATACGTGACTTCTTTTTGAATTTTCAGATGGAACAAATGATCGTGAGTCCAATAATTCATAATTGATTTGAAATGATAATCCTAGTTGAGATATCTTATTTAACTTAAATAATCTAGATGTTCTTTCTCCAGCCTTGCCCCACTCATAAACATGGTGAAAAGATTTAGGAGAAGTTCTAGCTTTAGCATCTATATATTTTCCAAAATCTTCATCTATTTGTTTATATAGTGTATTATTAAATGTATTTTGAAATGCTTTATTATCAGTTAGTTTAGCTAGGACATTTGTTTTATAAAATAATGCAGCAGATATTTGAGCTACAGTAGAATCTTTTATTGCACCACTTACTGGCTGACCAGCCATTAGTTTAACTAGCCCGCTGGCAGCTTGTAGTGCAATTGCTTCAGAAGCCAATTTGCTGATTCTCCGATCTCTTTAGTGATGTGTTATATCCAACTACAGACCCGAAAGGATCTGTTATTGGAGTAGACCCAACAATTTCAAAAATAGTTGGAGTATCATTTGGGTAATTCAATTCAATCCATATGGGATTACCTTCAGAGTCTTTAATGTTTCCAACTTTTTCTCTTTGTGTCAACCTTTCCATAGTTCTAACCTCAAGATACTGTTGATTTTCATATTTATTTGAAAAAACTTGCTTATCTAAATTTCTTGTAACATTTTGAGCAACAATTCCTCTTCCATAACATGGAATTGTTTTATAATACATAAATTGTCTTTTCATTACGCCAGTATCTGGATCCTGTTCTTCTTCCTGCCTATACACATCCATTTTCATGGCTAGCAGTCCGTCTATTATGCTGAACATTAAACCACAACCATTTGTGTAACAACATAATCTAGCAGTAACTTATCTGCATATGCAGATCCAGTTCCACTAAAAGCGTCGGATGCAAATTCAAAATCCCAATCTGTTGTTGATATTTTATTTACGTATCTATCTTTCCATACCCTGTCTTTTGAAAAATATGATTTCATAATTTCAATTGTTGCTTGCTCTATATCATCTGGAATATATTGCCATCCAAATCTTGCATAAACATCATAATGTTTTCCACGCTTAAATATATTTGCGCCATTTCCATTTATAGAAGGTGGAACCATGCCATTTGCTATATAAACACTATCATCTACAAATGCAGTTTGATTTACTTTAACACCAAATCCACTTGTTGTTGGCTCTATAAGTAAACCTAAATTATTTATGTTATTTAAATTATCTACCCATAATTCATCATTTTGATGCAATGTATGTATTTGATATACTTTTGATGGTAAAGGTAAAATATCAGAGTCATTACCCATTACTGTAAATTTATCATCGTATAAATAAAATTTTTGTCCAGTAAAATATTCAACTTGCTTTCTGGCGTATTTTTCTGCCATTCGTAATTCATGATAAGATTTATAATTTGGGTCATTTGGATCTGAACCTAATCCCAAATCTTCTATAGCTTCTTCTATAGATATATAAGGAGTTACAATATCAAGATAAGTGTAATGATAATAAGTTTGAGAGTTATATTCATAAACCCATTGAAGTTTATATTTTCTATTTCTGTTGGCATATGTTGCTGGAAGAATTACATAAAAAACACCAACATCTGTATCTGATTGTAAAGCTGTAGTTGAAAATACAACTTGATCTGGATCAATTGCAGGAGATATCATTGGGTCTTCTGTAATATCAGTAAAATATACAACTACATCATCTTGTGGCTGTATAGCATCTCCATTTATATATAATTTTGTAGATACTGACGTATTTGTATTTTTATATATTTCTGCCATTTATAAGGCTTAGTTGTAGTACTCCTGTACCTCTCTTGGCGAAGCCAATCTAAACCCTTCCTCCTTGTCAAAAATTTGCTGTGCCTTTTCACTTGGCATTGCAACAAACGGATGATCTTTAGTAAATGTAAAACCTAAAACATCATATCTGTAATTATTTCTAGTCATTCTTACAAGAACAGCATCCTTATCAACTTCTTGATTTGGATCAAATTTTGGAAGAACTTCTACTTCTTCTTTATTATCTTCAATATTCTTAATTGTATTTTGATATACTGACCACGTAACGCCTTCTTCTGCTAATGCTGCGATAACGTCTGCTTTATTCTTTAGTCCTTCAGTATCTACGGCAAAGTCGTCTGCAATTTGCTTTAACTCTTTTACCTTTAACGTGTCAAATGACATATTATCTCCTTAATATTAGGTCTATTAATTATAGCATTAGTGGATTCAAAGTAAAAGCCCCCAAAAATTAATTTGGGGGCTTTTTTGCAGTTTAATTCCTATTTAATTAGGAAGCAACCTTAACGTTCTTAACAACGACCCAAGCATCTGCTTGTTCAATTTGGCATCCAACACGAGTATACATTGTATATTCGATGGAGTCCTTCTTTGGCCAGAAGAAACGATAGACAGTGACATCACGCTTGATACCAATAACAACGTTATTTGGGAATGTCAAGTGGATATCGCCCTGATCTGAATCAGCGCCCTGAGTTTCCTTAAGCAAAGGAACCTCAACAATCGGAATACCGAATGCGAATGGAGCTGTGAATCCTGCTGGGCCACCAAGACCTGCTGTATCTCCACGGATAATGCTTGCTGCAATATCTTGTGGGTTTACGTTCTGGATATTTTGTGATGTTGAATACAAATAATCCTGAATTAGGTTTGATCCAGAAAGGAAGCGAAGGTCTGGACGACGTTGCTTGTACTTTCTTGGAAGTGCCTTGAGAGCATTATTGAAGACTTCACGTGAGATGTTAGCGCCATCGGCGTCAACAACGTGACCGTTTGCCTTTGCAATCTTTACAATGCCATCAAAAGCCTTGTATAGATTATCAGATGAGAGAGATGTATCACCATTAAGAACTACATCTTCAAGATCATTACCAGCCTGTGTTGCCATCAGACGTGCAATGTGATCTTCTAGATCGGCACCTTCGATATTGTCTTCGAGAGACTCTGTTGAAAGTTCCCAATCAAGACGTAGCTTCTTGGTTGTAAGAGAGATCTTTGAGAATTGTACGGCAGCGTTTGTGCCAGTATTCTCAGCTTCAGAAGCAAGCTTCATAAGCTTCTCACCTACGCCAATACGATCAATCTCAGTCGTATCAGCTCGCATGCGAACTGTACGTGCTAATTTACCGACTACTGTTGCATCGAACATATAATCGAGGAATCGTGCAGACTGCTCTGGATTTAGGAGACCACCTTTACCTTCGGATCCAACGTGGATACCGTCGGTGGGATCTGCTGCTCCAACCATGCTACCTGTCATGGTAGTATCGGCTGCTGCTGCTTTAGCTAATAGTTCATTACTCATTAGTTATTTTCACCTACCTTATTTTATCAATTCACTAACGGAACCGAGGAAAGTGCCGTTCCATTTTGATTTTTTTATTGTTACTTCCCGTGACCCGCCAAGGTCAGAGGACTTCTTAATTGCAGTCTCAGATTCGACTGCGTCCACTCTCTTTTCTACACCTTCAATAGTATTTTTAATTGATTCTACTGCGGTAGAGAGTGCTGTATGCTTTTCTGCTAATTCTGAAATTCTAGCATCTACGCCCTTACTAAATGTTTCAACAGTTTCTTTAATTGCTGAAACCTGAGCGGCATTTGCCTCAGAGGCCTTTTCCAAAGTCTCCGAGAAGAAGCCTTTAAGGTCGCCTAGCATTTTTGCAAAATCAGGTTCTACAACCTCTGTTGCTTCGGCTGCTGTTTCCAGAACTTCGGCAGAAGTGTTTTCTTCTGTAGAGACTACTTCTTCAGACTTTTCTACTTCAGCTACTGGTGCAACAACTTCTGCTTCAGCCTGAGCTGTAGCTTCCTGTCCTGGCACACGTAACTTTTCAACAGTCTCTTCGGTAGCTGTTGTGGTTTCTAAATTTTCCACTTCATTACCTCCTTCTGCGTTTGCCTGTTTTGCAATTTTTACATCAGGCAACGTGTTTAATCTTGACTTGTATAAATCAAGAATCTTATCTATTTCTTTTGCTTTGTTTGTATCATTTGATTCCACCCAACCAATAAGTTCTGTTTTCTTACCTGTTACTGGTGAAATATACTCAGCTTCTGTTGACATAAATACAGAATCGCTATCTGCACAATAAAAAATATTTTCCATTTTGACATCTGCAGCAATGCCTTTGAAAATCATTTGACCATTGACTTTTTCAATTGACAATATGTTGCATAATTCATTTGCTGGAGAATCTACTATTGATAGTTCAACAAGTGAGTAATCCTTAATAAAGCGAACAGATTCTCCCGTTGCTTTGTTCATTTCTGTTTCTGAATCTATAATTTTTCCGCCGATTGAAAATCCTTGTAATGTTCCGTCTAATACTTTTTCCCAAGTATCCTGTGCGCCTTTTGATATATAAGCATCTACATAAACGCCATTGTAAAATTCTTTTGATTTTGGATCATAGTATGTTTCTGGTCTAAATGAAACAACTTTACCAACTGCAGTTGGCTGATGCATTTCTCTTAAGTTGCCACGGAAATTTTCAAAAGCTTTCATACTTGCTTCCATCGTGACAACATCACCAGTCTGGTCAAGGTTGTCTAATGTTGCGAACCCTGAGACTGTTCTTTTTTCTCTGTTGACCTTCGTAAAAGGAACTGCTAAATTAATAACATTTCCCTCAGAAGACCAATGTGATTTTTCAATGGTCATATGTGTATATTATAGGCTTTTATATATCTAAAGGCAAATAAGTAGTTGAGTAGGACTACTCAACCTGTCTGCCGTCGCCTTTTGCATTTCTGCCTTCCCCTGAATTATCTGGAGAATTTGCAGATCTATTTTGATCTCTTTCACGACTTTGCATTGCTTGAGCTTTAATTTCAGCAGCCTGTGCCTGTAAATCAACTGGCTTATCGCCACCCTCCCGTGGTACTAATCCCATTCTTAATCTAATTTCATTAGGGGTCATTACCTGGAATCTTAAATATCTTTCATCAATTTTGGACTGAGTATCAGAATCTGTCAAACTTAATTCATTAAATTTAAGTTGAAGGGCGTCTGTCATTTCCATAATAATTCTATTTAATTTCTTTTCTAGAATATCTTGTGCTGGGGCACATACTTGCTCTTTAAATGTTTTATCTGCATCCCTAGCATTTGCCAAAGATATTCCTGTAGCTGTTCCAATTTTATTTATTGGAACACGATGGGCCATCAATATCTCATCTCTATTTGATTGACGATATATATTAAATGAGGATTCTTGAGCACCTGCTTCAATTGGCTCCATTTTAAATTCAGTTTTTGAATCTGGTGAATCTGGAGGAAGCGGTATATATAAAGACCTATGATTTTTACCACGAAGTCCCACCTGGAAAAACTCTAATAATTTACGCTCAGATTCAGGAGATAATTTTGCTCCCTTAACAGTAATAATATATCTAGGGACAGCCTTATTTTCAAAATAATCTAAGTTATATTTACCAGCAAATTCATTTCCAGCCATAGCGCTTTGTGCAGCTATGATATCTGGAATTCCATAATAATTATTTTTTGGAGTATATTTTTTAAGATGAATAATTTCATTAGGTCTATCAGTAGCACCAGCTATTGGGTTTGCAGTTTCTTGATCTCCAAAATTACGGAAAAATACTGCCTTGCCATAAAGCAATTGAACGAAACCATCTCTTAAGCGTCTAACACGCATGGTCTTTGAAGGTATATGTCCTATATAACCTATTTTGCCAGCAGTTGTTCTACCTATTTCTAGGTATCCATTTCCTGTTGCTTCTACATCTGTATAGAATTTAATCAATGTTTCTTTAAATGTTTCTTCTTCATTACAATCTTCAAGCCATTCATGTAAATCTTGTTTAATTCTAGAAAGTTTTCTACGGGCACGTTCTAATTGTTTTTCATCTTCGATACCGTCTAATAAATCGTTTGTCTTTTTTGTTTCTACAAAATCAAATCCTAGACCAACAATGTTGGCTACTTTAGCATTAATTGCAGCATAGTTATATGGAGATATTTCATATATTGTAGATAAATAGTCTAAATTATATTCTGGCATAACAAGATCAAATAGTGCGTATCCGCTAACTGCCTGTTGTATTAATAACTGTTGAGTTCCAGATCCTTCTGTCCCAACAAACTTCTTTTGTATATCCCTACTTACTCTTCTTCTAACTGCTGGACTTAAACCAGATAACTTTAATATGTCTTCGCCTTCAATAGAGAATGGATCCTGATTATTATTAATAGATGGGGAATTAAACTTCATCCAATCTGCGACATTGGATATCTCTATATCCTGACTTGGAATATCTTCTTCGTATTCAATCATTTTTTGCCCCATTTTTTAACTTCATCTTTATATACGCCAATATCTAATTCATCTGGCACTAATCCTAAAGCCAATCTAGTTTTTTGACGCTGAAATTCCTCATCATCAATTTGTCTACTGCCTTCAAGGAATTTTGGTTGTCCTTCTTCAATTCCATAGCTTCTTACAGCCTTAGCTAATAAATCTATTCTTGATAAATCACCACGCATGGACTGAATTGATAAAAAATTCTGATCATCATCGCCTATCCAGCGCCCGTCTGGCATTTCCCAAACATAAACTCCAAGTCTGGTTTCACCAGTCTTTATTTTTGATCCAAGTTTTTTAATTTCCATAGGTTACTATTTTACCACTTTCATGGTCTTAAGTCTAGGCTTTTGCCATGCTCTTGACAAAACTATAGGTTATTAAGCAATATTCTGTCTCTGGAATAGGTCTTTACAACCTCTTCTGTCAATTCAATTGACGAATCTTCTACTGAAGTAATATCTCTTCCAATATACATATTATAGTGTTTATAGTGATCAATATTATTGTTTTCATAGAGAGCTATATTATTATATGAATTGTCTGATAATGCCCCAATTTTTAGACCGCCGTCAACTTTTGCATTAAGCCAAATTTTGCCAGTTACGCTGTTTGAAAATTTAGCTAAAATATAATTTGGCTCATTTTCATATATATAAGAAGATATGTTTGTACTTAATGAAACGTCTACTCCATTAATATATAAATTAGATATATTTAATTTAGATATAGCCCCATATCCTGATATTTGCAAACTATATTCAACATCATCAGTTTTGTTGTATATTAAATATCCATTTAATACTGAGCTAGGGGTCAATATAAATTCTATATAATTAGTGTCTCTGTTAGTTTCAACATAAAAGCCAGACGAATCTGTTGTTACACCAGCACCTTTATGTCTATGCAAAATGTTATTATCTATTGATCCAAAGTTTATATTCCAGGATTGATCTGTAGATAAAATTGCAGGACTATTGTGAGAAAATATTTTTTTCTCAGTATAAAAATCTATTCCCAAATAATATAATTCTGGTATATACACAGAAGAATCATTTGAGGTAAAGACAACCTTAATATAAATTATTTTTTCTTCTGAAAAATCTGAAATAGAAAATCCTGGCAGCTCTTTGCCATTTGTGCATTCTTGCCAATTTAATTCATCTAGGGAAACAAAAACAGAAATACCTTCAGTTGCAGACCATTCTATTCTAGAAGAAATAAATTGCTTCCAATATACTAAAGATATTATTTCTGTAAATTCTGCTGAGGAAGATGATTGGTTTAAATAAATACTTTTTGTTTCTGACCTATAAAGTAAATTATCGTTTAAAAAATATTGCCAACTTTTTTGAACGGGATATATATATTTTTCTGTTATGTTTTGATGTCTATCTGTTATTTTAAATAATTCTCCGCCGTCTGGATTAACAATTTCAATTTCTGATCCTGTCATAGAACCAAGATAGTGATTTAAAATTTGTTCTTTATTTAAAGCATATCTATAAATTGCAGCACAATCTACCAGGTAGTATTCTAATCCATTTGTAGGTCCACAGCTTAAAGTAAGTGAATTTATATTATTAAAACTTTTAATATTTACACTTGAAGATGCAACAAGATTTCCGTCTAAAAATAAATTAATTGAATTAACTGTATATGTGCCGACAACATGTATAGATCTATCCTTATCTGGAACTGAATAATATATTTGATTGTCACCTAATTTAAATACTATATTACCATTGTCATAATATAATCCACACTTGTCTTCTACTTCAGAAAATATTCTAGTTTCTGAAGTTAATGTTTTAGGATTAAACCAAATTTCTAGTGAGAAATCGTTGTCTTCTGTTCCATTAATTAATATTCCGCCATTATTAGATTGACCATAAAAATCTTTATCTACATCGAACTCTATATAATTTAAAGAATTAATTTTTAAAGAATGTGTTCCTCCACTTGTAATTGGCATGGAAGACTTATCTATTGTGCCGAAATAGGTGCCATTATTTTCGCAACCAGAAGAGTCGTAAGCTATTTGACCCGTATGTTCATCTAGCTTCCAAAACCCAGAGGGTCTGTCTTTTATTACTTGATAGTATGGCATATTTAAATTATATCAGATTTAAGGTTATACACAGTAAATACCTATTATAGAAGATCAACTACAGCTAATCTGTCTCCATTTAAATTAAATTTTCCTTTAACGTAGTATAAATCTGTTTTTTTATTTCCACACATGTAGTGCTCGACATTTCCTGGAATCATAATTGCTGTATTTGGTTCTGGATTAATATATATATTATATTTTTTATTAACACACATTGGTATGCCGTCATCTTCTGGATTTATTAATATGTAAAAATTAACTACATCTTGATCTTCTTCATTAAAAATATTTTCAATATTTTCAGATGGGGACACCTTAATTAAAGATAAGTCTAAAATATCTGTTGACTCTCTCATTGCAAAATTTAAATAATGCTCTTTGCAAAATAAAATTCCTCTGTAAAAACTATTATATATATACAACAATTTTTGAATATTTCTTTTAGATATGCCTTCTTCATTATTTAAAAATTTTTTTACCTGTACTTTATCTGTAGCTGTTTGCCATGGTGAAATAAAATTGTGTGTGCTTGCATCTTCTTCACATTCATTAATAAATTCTATTAATTTATTTGGTTCAGATAAAATATTTTTAAAATAAACTACTCTATCTCCCATGATAGTCGGTAAATACATCATTTTAGGCTGAGACCTTTCATATAATATTGACCAAAAATTTTTTTTCGGGTCCATTTCATTTCCAAACTGTTTCCATTGGATACCAGAAGAATGGTATCATATATTTATCGCCTTCTGTAACTGGCATTGGATGATGGGTATACGGTCTATAAGACGGAAACATTACCATGCTGCCAGCCGACGGTTTAATTTTAATATTTTGATTTTTAAAATATATTTCTCCGCCAGTATAGCTATCATTTAAATATAACACACCAGAAATTACTGGGTGAGATTTATCTGTTGGATCTTCAGCATCAACATGCTCTCCCATATCAACAGAAGTATCATACTTTCTTATACTAAAATAATCTGGTAGTTTTAAAAAATTACAATTTGTTTCTTTCATATAATTTGCAAAACATAAATCAGAAATAGCTTTTATTTTATAAATTAGTAAAGATGTTTCAATATCTTCTTTTGTATTATACTGCATAGAAGAAAAGTTTCCATTTTTTGTAATACCATACTTTTTGTTTTCATTGCTAGCATTCCATTCAGACCATTTTGAAAGCTGGTTAATATTATTATTTATTAAATCTAATTCTTCTATTTTATCAATAAAGTTTTTTGGAAAATCTAAAACATTTTCATAATAAATAATATTATCATCTAATTTTTTTATATGCATTTTTATCCTTCATAAAAAATGGAGTAGATCTATCTAGCTTGGGGTCAACCTCGTCTGGCTTAACTAAATACTTATGCCACTTACCAGAATGTATTTCTTCTTTCATCCTTTCAGAGTCCATCTTTTCCCATTCGTCTCCATACTTTTCTTTGTTTGCATGCCACTCTGGAGTACCCTCAAAATCATATGACCAAAAACATCTTATAAAATACTTTTCTCCGTTATCAACACGATCAACGCCATGGAAATAATGCGATGCACCAGTTATTGGATCTCCAGATGGAAATATAACTATATCTCCAGCCTCTGGCTTATAGTCTATTACCTCGCCAGAATCTTCTTTTAGGAAAGACAGGCCTCCGCCGTCATAGTCATCATTTATATAGATAGTACATGTTATTGCATATTTTTTACCTGGAGATTCTGCATCAAAACCTCTATAATCTGTATGATAGTGCATTGCCATTTTATTCTGTTCTGGGCTAATCCAATATTTACATATTGATATTCCATTATTTACCCAATTTGGTAATTGAATACTATTTGACATAACATAGTCTGCGGTACATGCATAATATGCGTCTGTTATAGCTTGTAAAAAATCTTTTTGTAGCAATGCATATTCGTCATCTGAATCTACTTGATATGGATCTCCTGGATTATTCATTGGCAAATTCATCATTGTTCCAAACCCATACCAGTCTGACCATTCTTTAAAAAAATGTTTTGGCTCTTCTTTTTCAGATTTTCTTAAAAGATCTGTATATTCTTTATGTTTAGGCAGTGTGTTTTTATATACAGTAACTCTTGGATATATCTCTATCTTATTCATCTTTCACCATTTTTCCCTATATACTCTTGTATAATTCCCTTTTCTTTTTCCTCTGCCCATTGCTTATAAGTTAAATCTTGTTCGGCTCTTGTTTTCTTTAGTCTTTCTTCTCTTTCTTTTACCTGTTCTTCTGTGTAAGTAGCATCTGCATTATCCCAGAAAGAGCCTATTGTGTATCTTGTTCCATTATGAACTTTTGTAACCTCATGTTCATTTGTATATCCTCCAGCAAATATAGCTATCATTCCAGGCTTAGGATGTATCTTTACATCGTGATTCTTAAAGTTCAAATATCCACCCTCAAAAGTATCATTTAAATAAATAAAAGCAGCATATTTACTTCTTTCAAATTCTGATGGGTTTCCATCTTCATCCGAATTATCTGAATGAAAAGAAGCATATGCCCCGTCAGTCCATTTTTGTGCATGATAACTAACTTCTGCAACTTCTTTTCCTAATACATTCTCACAAGCTTCTTTTATTTTTGGCTTTAAAATATCATGGAAATAATTTTGAGGCAATCCAAAGTATTGTAAACTTGGATCATATGGCCAAAATCCCATAGCAAAAGAATCATAAAAAGAAATTTGATTCCACTCTAATATATTATTTTCAACAAGCCATTCTGTATATGCAATGATAGCATCGCATTCATGTTTACTTAAAAAATTATCTATTGAAAAACATTCTTCTTTATATTTAGTTATTTGAGACATTAATAAAATCCTTTGGACCATTCCATTTTTCTGGCAATTTTGTTATTGTCCAGAAATACGGTGTAGTGTATCTACACCCTTTAAGGATAGGTCTAACTCCGTGAATATAATTCATATCACCAGGAAAGAAATACCCTGCACGTGCTTTTGGTTTAAACTCTACTCCTTGTTTTGGAAAATAAAGCTCTCCGCCTTCGTAATCATCATTTAAATAAAAAACAGTTCCAATATCGTACCATGGAAAAGAATTAGGCGTCCCAGCGTCTGGGCCTTCATGTAGTTCTTTATCTGCGTGAGGTTCTTGTCTAGCGCCAACTGGCCATCGTACAACTGCTGGGCCAGTACATATTACTTCTACTTCAAAAAAATTTTCTATTATTTTTTGAAATCTATCTGTAATATTTTTTAATATTGGTATTATATGTGATCCATTTTTTACTAAAGTTTCGCCTGTAGCTACTCTATTTACCCAAGGCCTTTCATCATATATTACAGTTCCATTTTCATTATACTCTGTTGGAGGGTCGTCAAAAGATGAGTTATTACTTGCAAAATTTATTAATATATTTTGCTCTTCTTCTGTGATAAAATTTTCCACCTCTACAATATTTTTATCAGAATTTCCAAAAAATCCAGAGGGAGTAATAGATTTAGCATTATAATTTGCCATATTACCGCTAGTATCTAGCTTCATCATATTCATTAATCGTACCTCTTTCTTGACCAAACTGTTTTCTTGTAAGCCCCACCTTCTGGAACTCTAAATTTATTAGCTTGATATTGATGTCTTTCAAATATTTCTTCTTGAGAATACATTCGTTCATTAGAATCCCATTCTTCTCTTTTATATGGAATAATTTGAACATACGGAGTTCCTTTTGGAATTAATCCGAGAAACCCTTCCTTTAAAAAGAATGGCATTAGACCAGGTGTATCCATCTTATCGTTATCAATTATACCAGACACTGTAACAAATGGTAAATCAAATCTATTTAGCGGGCTAACGTATAAAGCACTATATCCGTCTTCTAAACCTGGCATCCAATTAGGGTACCAATGGAAATGTTTATCAAATCCATTTGGTTTTGGAAATCCAACCATATCTGGACGAACTCCACAAAAATCTTCATATCCTGGCTCTGTCCTAGGAATAACTAACGTATTACCATCTGGATCTATAATTTCATAAAAATAAATATCACATGGAGTCTTAAGCACATAACCAGATAAGAACGCATCTACTAAAGCTGGGCATGCTTTAAAAGACAATGTATCTTTTACTTCTGGAAACCAAAATCTGCTTGACTGCGAAAACCATTCTGGTACATTTTTCTTAGCGGCGGACGGGTTTAGATATGAGTTTTCTTTATTATATATTCTATTTGAATGAAATGTTATTTTAGGCATTTTATATAACCTTTAATCTTATTGCTTTAACTTCATGTTCACCTAAAGAATTTCCGCATGCATCTACGGCATCTCTATAAAAATTTGTCCAACCGCCATTATCAGTCGCTTCTTTAATTTTTTTCATTGTAGTATTTTGATCACAATTAGTCGATGGCATTTCGTTAATATTTACAAATTGTATTTCAGAATTTTGTAGATTAGTTAATGAAATGGGTATAATATTTGCAACTGGGGTATTGGCTGGTATTGTAATTTTAATCATTGGCTCTACAATCTTCCAAACGATTGGAAAGTCTCCGTGAAAAAATGATGTTGTTATTAATGTTGTAAAACACTGGGCTCCACGAATAAACATATTTGGAGTAGGCATACATAACAAGCTTAAATCGTTATCGGTTTTAAATCCAAGCCCTGCGTTAAAGCTTATTGTTCCATTAGCTCTTCTAGTAGAAACATATTTATCTCCAGACAAAACTTTTACATGTTCTGAGGAACTGTCTGAAATTCCATCCCAAACAAATGAAATTTCTTCTGGAAAAGAAATGCTCCATCCTAAAGAATTAGTTAAAGTTACTGGGAAACAGTTATAGGCATGCCTATCATATGTATGTTCCATCCAATCTCTTTTAACAGAAGATGGCGCAATGTTTCCCAGGTCATTTAATTTAAAAGCTTTAATATTATACATTAAAGTAGTGAACCAGAATACTTTGCCTCCAGATTTCTATACTCTGGAGTATGAGCTGTTTCTAAATAGTCCAACATTGTTACAATAGAATACTTTGTTCCTGAAGTAACAGGCATTGCTGCATGTGAATATATGTATGACGAAGGAAATAAATAAAGATCTCCTGCTTTTGGCTTAATTGTTAGTCCGAGCTTATCAAAATATAATTCTCCTCCCTCGTAGTCATCATTTATATAACCAACAAGAGATAAAACACAAGTATATGAATAACCGTGATCTGAATGAACTTGAAAATGCTGTCCTTCATTATATCTGATAAAATTAAAAGATTCCCAATATTTTAACGGCGCTATGCCAAACATATTTCTATAGTCATCAACTGCAGGAAGCTGTGCATAATAAGCATCTTGCCAAATTCTAATTAAATTTCTGTCTAAATCATCTTGATCTTCTTTTTTAATATTATCAGTATGTGCAGAAAGAGATTCATCTTCATTAAATTTAATTTTAAAATCTACGCAATCTCTATATTTTAAATTTTTTGAACCATATCCTGTGTATCCTGGCTTCCAGCTGTATTTGACATTATCATCAGATCCTAGAGCCTTTTCTAATCTCTCTATATAATTATCTTCTTTTTTAAATACGTCTCTATAGACCATTATTCCTGTTGCTAAATATTCTGCATTTGGTAACATATTTCCTCTTTTCTATACATATTGTATCATTTATATTATATGATTGGAAGCCATACACCTGGCTCATTATGTTTTAGCATTAATATTGGATGTATATAAAATTCAACAACTTTACATTTATCCTCAACTTTTATGTTTATTAAATCAGTTGGCTTATTAATAAATATATCATTTTTATAAAAACTTTCTTTTATTAAATTATTATTATTTTTAAATGATACGCAATGTTCTTTATCTTCTATAAAATAAAACCCGTGCAGCTGAGGTATATTAATTCCTGGAAAATCATACCAATTAACATTAGTAGATCTATCATATGTTGAAATTTTACCAAAAATCATATATTTTTGTTTTTCAATATTAATTTCATACTCATTACAAACTTTTTTAAGAATTATAGCAATATTTTTATATAAATCAAAACATTCATTTGTGTATACTGAAAATATATTTTTTGAAAAATTAACAGACTCTTCTTTTTTTATCAAATCATTATTTTCAACATAATATAATTCATCTTTTTTAAAAGACATGGATTCGACAAAATCTAAGTCAAAACTTATATTTAATTTATCTTTAATAAATTTTATTTTGCTATACTGTTGGTTCAACATAAACAATTCTCTTATCTATATAATTCACTGGATGTGAAAAATTTCTATATTGAAAAATATCCTCATAGTTTATTTCTATTCTTTTTTCTTCAAAACCTAAATTATATATACTATTATATAATTGATCCCCTGCTATAGTGCCGCCCTTTTCTCCATATATTATAGACCATATTTCGTAACCTAATTTAACAGCCAACATGTCGTTAGTTATTACACTATACGTTGCAATTTTTTTGTTTCTATAAAATGGATCAACATACATTCTATTAATTTGATTATTCATATTCCATGCACTTTGTGCTATTGGAAATTCATTAAATACTTTATTTGAAACAACAATTGTTCCAGGTTTATACCTATCACTATTATAAGCAGAGCATATAACTCTTATATGATATTCTTTATCATTAATAAATGCAAAATGGCCCCATATTTTTTCTTTATATAAAACTTCTGGGAAAGATTCGTAAGAAACATTCTTAACAATCTCTTTCCCAGAGTCGCCTACTTGAAATTTCACTATTTTATATTATAGTGGTCCTGATCCATCTGGATCGTTTGATCCAGAGAGTGATGATTCTAGAGGGTGCATATCAAATGTCAATCCATTTTCTGTAAAATAAAAGTCGGATGGCTCTACGTTTATAGAATAAGATTGAATTGTAATATCTAAATTAATTTCTAAAGATTCGATTGGTACAAATTCTTTAGTTTGATAATTGTATATTAAATCAGTGTTTTGCAATGTGTGAGTAAACAATGATCTAATCTCTCCATCTCTTTTACCAAGAATTAGATGTTTAATTGTATATATATCTCCATTTACAGCAACTGCACCAACAGTTTCGTGTAACTGTTTTGCTACAACTGTTACTACTGTTTCAGTTGCATTTTCTATTTGCTCAGGAGTAAAAACAAAATCTTGAAAAGTTCCATAACTTCCATCGTCTAACAACAAGAAATTATCTGGAATTCCAGGTATTTGAAGTCCTATAACTTCATCTCCTAATTGAATTTGTCCAGCTGAAACCATTCCACTTGGTGTTCTTAATAAAGTATTTATGCCAACGCTTTTAGCAAATGATGGTGGGGAAAAGAAGCTTGGTGGTGCAAAGAAGCCTGGTGGGCCAAAGAAGCCTGGTGGGCCAAAGAAGCCTGGTGGGCCAAAGAAGCCTGGTGGGCCAAAGAAGCCTGGTGGGGAAAAGAAGCTTGGTGGGCCAAAGAAGCCTGGTGGGGAAAAGAAGCTTGGTGGGCCAAAGAAACCTGGTGGTGCAAAGAAGCTTGGTGGGGCAAAGAAGCTTGGTGGGGCAAAGAAGCTTGGTGGGGCAAAGAAGCTTGGTGGTGCAAAGAAGCTTGGTGGGGCAAAGAAGCTTGGTGGGGCAAAGAAGCTTGGTGGGCCAAAGAATGATGGGGCTTGAGTTGTTACAGAATTTGAATATCCCGAAAACGATCCTGAACCATTTGCATTTCTAGCTCTTATTCTATACGATTGTGAAGTATTTGCTTCATTTGCTATCGTTGTGTTTCCTGATCCAGCCTGAGTTACTGTTTTTGTTTTTGGTGTTGCTTCATTTGATTCAATATAATAATCAATAATTATTGATCCTCCATTTGCTGGAGCTGTCCAGCTAATGGTGTCTTGATCAACTCCTGCAGTTGCTGAAGGTGCAGACATTGTTGCTGGAACAGTAGTTGCAGTGGCAGTAGCAGTATTTGATGTAGAGGCAGAAGCATAAGAATCATATGCAGTTACTGTGTAAGAATAAGAAGTACCTGATGACAATCCAGTATCAGAATATGTACTTGTAGGATGTGATACTGTTGCAATTTCAGTTCCACCTCTAATTATTTTATAACCAGTAGGAGTATTTCCTGTTGATGGATTTGTCCAAGATAAATCAATTCTTCCATCATTATAG